TGCGTAATATTCACCGCCTTTATTTGTTAACCATTTACCTGCAGAACGACTATCTGCTTTTAGTTCTGTTTCAGGAAATAAAGCCGCGTATTCTTCTCCGTCAATTAAATCCCTAACTTTACGTCCGAAGTTAACCGCAAGGTCAGCGGTATGGGTTGCTTCTATAATTTTTAATTTAGGATTTTTACCTAATAAGTACGCAGGGAACAAATGTGATGCAAACTCAGACTTTGTATGTCTAGGCGGCATATTAATAATTAAACGTTTAAGTTTACCTGTAGCAATATCGTCAAAAGCTTTTGCCATTTTAACGTGATGATCACCGTTAATAAATTCTTGCCATATAGATTTAACAAAATCCATAAAGGTGCTTGTGGCTTTTTCTTGAAATTCACGTTTTTCTAGTTCTTCTAAAAGAATCGTAAATTCTTTAGCTTCTGCTTTAGTTAAATGGGAAACGTCTATTTCTCGTAAAGCTGCTAACTTATCTGCGTTAGATGTCATTTAGGGTTTAAATAAGCTTCCTAGACCTGCTTCTCGCATTGCTTGTTGTATTTGTTCGGGAGTTAATTTATCAGGCATTAAATCAGGCAGTTTACCGCCTCCTGCTTTTCTTATTCGTTCGATCTCTCTTAATGCTGCTGCTTCCATTGCATCGGCTTGTTTTATTTGTCCTGCTGGGTTTTTCATGCCAATCGTATCTCTAGCTAGTTCTTTTGCTTTTTGTATTTGATCTAAAGCTTTTTGATACATAGTAGCTAACGTAGGAGCAGGGTTAGCTGTTTGGTATGCTTCGTTAATCATGTTTTGTCGTTTTAACGCTTCGCCTGTAAGTTTTGGTGCTCCTGATCGTGTAGTAGCTGTTCTTGCTATTTCATCTACAGGTAACATAAATCTTTGCATCCCTACGTTGATTGCACTTTTAGCGGGTTTTTTAGGAAGTCCTGCCATCATCATTAAAAAATCATCTTGTCCTTGTCGGTCGGTTAATAATTCTAATAAAGGATTTAGTGTAGGTTCGGTATCAGGAATCATTCGACCCATTAAAGAATCAGGTACGTCAGCACCAAAATCTTCTGATAAAAGCAATTCGGTTATACGATCGAGATCCGCCATCATCGAAGTATAAGCTAATTAATAACAAAATGTAAAACGTTGTGTTTTAGGGATAAGTAAAGTAGTTAGGGTGAGGGGTGGGATCCTTGGTTCGCGGTAGCTTTTTTCTTAGCCCGTCGTTCCCTAGCCCTGAAATTTAGACTATCTTTCGTATTCCGTATTTCGTCTTCCATGTCTTGCCAGAAGGCATCCCTGAACAACTGTTCGTGGTCCGCGGATAGTTTGGTATGAATAATTAGATCTTTATCTTTAGGAATCCAATCTTCCCAAAACTGTTTACGTTGATCAGCCCACTGCCATTTGATCTCGCCTAATTCAGGTCTAGCGTGGATGTGATACCCGAAGATTAGTGGTTCTTTGAACTTTGGTACTGTTTTTGGCATCTTTCTTCCCGAATATTTTTTCCCAGTTATCTTGGTATTGATTACCTTTTTCTGGTCTACGTTTACTTCCTTTACTCATCGTATTCCCTATAATACTCTACAATCGCTAAAATGTTCTTTGTGTAGCGTGTGATCTCTGCCATATTCATCGAAAGGTTTTCGTATTGTTGTGTAGTCAACGCATAGTATGCAACCGCAGGAGCTTTACCGTCTTTAACGAGTTGTAGGTATTCTTCCATGATCTCTGGAGTTAACACTTCAAATGTTACCTCGGTCGCTTGGATTTCCATAGGTAACGGTGGGTGGTACATCGGAGCAGGTAATGCGATCGTATTCACATCTATCGGTTTAGCTGTAGGTAATAACGAACAACCACTGACCGCGAACAACGCAATAATACTAAATTTTTTCAATCGGTCCTTCTTCATCCACTCGGCTCCTCCTCGCTGACCGTGGTCAACTCTACAAGGTTATCTATTACTCGTTTAGTACCACGGTTAACCATCTTCTCAACAAGTTTAGGTTTGTTTAGTGCAAGGTTATCTAGATCGTGCTTAGCAAATGTGTTTCTTAATTTATTTACTTCACGAAGTGCGTTTTGTTTTTCGGCTTCTAACGTACCAAGACTCGCGGACAGCTGTTCTTGTTTAGCTAGGTATTGTTTGATGGATTCGTTTTGCTCGGATATTTTTGATTCCAGGATTATCTGATTACCTTTGAGCGTGGATATCTGGTCTAATAAGAACCACGAACCCGCCAAAGATGCCGCCAATAGGACTCCGAGAACCAAGCTAAGTTTAAAACCCATCCGAAAAGTATAATCGTAAAAAATTTTTTCGCAAAATTTTTATCACAGGGACTTATTTGTAAAGTAGTTGCAATCGGAAGGCTGAACCCAAGGAGCGGCGGAGGGTGAGGACGTAGAAGCGGTCTAGGGGGGTATAGGGTACGTTCTAAGAGTAGCTATATATGGTGTAAGGGTAGAGGTAGTGTTAGTGATGTAAGGGGCTAGGGTTATATTGTAGGCATAAAAAAAGGGCTACGAATGTAGCCCTTAGGTAAGGTAGCTAGAGGTTAGCTAACTAGTGGTTTAATACCGTTGGATTTGTTCCAAGCATCAGTACCTTTCATTTTAGATATGTAGGTACGTAGTATTTTACTAGGGGTTTGTTCGTACGCATCACCGCTAGCAGTTACCCATGCAATACTATCCTCAGCAGTTACGCTAAAGTCATCTATTTGCTTGACTGTAGCCTTACCGCCTAAAAGATGAAGGTAAGCTAAAACTAGTTGTACTTGTCTAGGTGCTATACCTCTATCATTCATGGCGTTATCAGTTAATGATAAGACCATTGATTGAGCAACACCGCCACCGCTTTTACCAATAGGGGCAATGTTATCTATATCGGCTTTTCTTTTATCTACATTAGCAGTAGCCGTTTTGACTGCTAATCTATCTTTACTTTGTTTATCCATGTTGGATACCTCTTAGGCTATTAGTTAGTTAGTATTGATAAGGTAGCCTAGTTGCCTAATCAATAACCTATTATATAACTAAACTACTTTACTTGTATACATATATATACATTTATTTAATTATTTATTTATTAGCGATTTTTACGATTTTAGCGATTTTATTTTTTATTTACCCGATTCGCACGAATGTTTTTTCTTTCTGGGCGATTCGCTCGAATGTATTTATTATATATAGAGTAGAGCAGGAAGGGTTGAGTAGAGCGACGGATAGAGTGATAGAGTAGATTGAGTGATAGAGTAGAGCGTAGAGTAGAGCGGACACAAAAAAGGGGACCGAAGTCCCCTCGTTCGCTGTCCGTGGTTAGCTGACAGTAATCAGCTTTTCCTCGATCAAGCGTTTTCTATAATGAGCCCAAATGTCATTCGGCTCTTGGACTGTTACCAATCCAGCTTTGACTAATGCACTCTCGGTCGAACCGTCAGTGCCGATCAGCTCACCCACCGTCATGGTGTGATCTTTCGCAGCGATTAACGCTTCGATGATCTTCCCTGCTTGGGGTGGGAACTTTCCTTTTGGCGTAGCAATCAAAGTGATCACTGCGTCGTAGTTAATTGACCCTCTTTGGGCTCCTGCTTGATAGTTCTTATCTATCATAATAATTCTCCTTTCTTTAGTTAATTCTTAAATAACCTTTATTTAAGATAAGTATATTATTGCTTACAAACAAGCGAAAGTAAAGCACTAAAAAGAGTCCAGGATTATGCCACCAGGAGCGATTCGCACGAGTCTTAGTCCGCGGCTATCTCTCCTTCAACAACTTTTGCATCCAAAGTTCTTTTCTTAATAAGGTTTTCGAGTCGATCGAGTATGTCGTCCTTGGACATCAGATCGATTTTCGCGGTTAGTATCTCGCGTCGATCGATGTAGAGTCCACCCGCCTTCCCTCGATGGACCTCGGCTGTGATGGCTGCGGATATTTGACCTTGGTCCTTCGCCTCCTCTCTAAGGTCGTGTAGAGTAGAGAGGTGTGCCTCCAAGGAAACTGCATCTCTTTCCGAAGCTGCGATTTCCAAGTCGATCAAGTAATTCTTTACAACTGGGTTATGATTTAGTAATACACTCCCCTGTGTCTTCGCACCCTTGCGATCCTTCGTATACCCTGCTTTTATCGCGGCTTCAGTGGCTGTTTGTCCTTTGAAGTACTCTTTACAAAACTTCTTTTGTTTAGAGTTGAGTGGCTGCCAAATCTTACCACTATCGTCAATGAATCCTTTACCATCTTCTGTTGGCATTAATGACGTGTATGTCAGCTGTTTCATTCTACCTCCGAGCTTCGCATAAAGTTATTACAATCATATTAGTTTTATTATCAAATAAATAGTTTTCTCATGCCCTCTAGGTAATCTTACCATAGTTTCTAATAGAGTAATAGAATTCTATTAGTTTTGTAGAACCAAAGAATAGAGTAACCAAGAGACTTACAGAACGAATCTATTAGTTTATTAGAGATATTAGTACATTTGAAAAACTTTTTTCAAAAACTTTTTTAATTTTGAGAATAACAATACACATAGATTAATAGAATGTGATAGACATAAAAAACCCCCGACCAACGCACCGCTGACCGAGGGCAAAGCTTGAGGGAGTTAAGCCTTAATTAAGTTCCCAACCATGATCATAGAGTAGATCATCAATCATTTCATTAAGATAAGTCAAACCTAGACGTTGAGTGATATGACAAAGACCGTCACCAAGATACCTAGTAATTTGATCGCAATCATTAGAAAGCTCGAAGCCACTATCATACATATAATAGCAATGATCCATACGAAAGTAGACCGTTTTATCAGCGGACTCCTCCCAAGCACGGATAAACTCGATATCACCTTGTTCACCACGATCACATAAAACATCAACAACGTCACTACTTAACGAAGCACGAACTTCGGGAGTTATTTCTAACAATAGAGCGGCTCCAGTTTCTTCACCGAACTGAGCATAGATAGCATTAATAGGACCGTCGAAATCTTCGGGATTATATTTGTTATCTTTTATATAATCAATCACTCCACTTTGCTCATATAAATCCTCTGGACTAAATGCAAAATACTCTAATCGAATAAATTCGTTATGTACTCGTTTAATCTCCTGGATCACGGGTTGAGCATTGTCTACGAATACTTTCATTGTATCTTTAGTTTTATGCATGATTATGCCCACGCTGATTCGTAATAAGCGTCTTCTGACATCAAGCACTCCTCATACTCTAATTCTACCACGGTAGAATCATTCTCAGGGTATCTAGTATGTAACTTAATCCCTGCTTCTGCTGCTGTATAACCATCATAGTAATCGTTGACATACTTTCCGAAGTAGTTCGCTGTTACCCGTGTTTTCGATGCGTCACAAGGTAATCCTGCTTTCGCGTCGTTGATACCTTGGTTATAAGCATCAATCTCTTCTTTAGTTAATATTCTCATATCTTTCTCCTTTCTTAGTTAATCGCTAAAAAGTTATTTTTTAACTATATATAGTATAGCTAGGAATTAGCGGAAATAAAGCAACGTACGACGCTATCACTAACGCCACCAAGCCGAACAAAAAGAATAATAACATATTGTCTGGGTCTCTCATACTGCCTTGCTATTGATATTATATAAATCGACAGTCCCTGTATATACTGTACCACCGTCATGCACTGGTTTTGCATCAACATCTTCCTGGACTACAAATTTCCAATCACCGTAGTTATAGATTCGTATTATAAGATCACAAATACCACCGAAGCCATAATCAATACGACCAGCATTTATAATACCAACAGGCGATAGATGGGTAGCGAGTACATTCAAAGCCATTCCGCCATCCTCACCGACTAATCGACGTTCGTTTTTATTCAACATATCGATAATTTCTTTTAGTTCTTTTTCCATTGCTTTCTCCTTTCTAAATAATGGTTAGTTTTTAACTATATATAGTATAACCGCGACCAAGCCGAATTAAAGCAGTAATAGAGTTACCTCCCGATAGTCTCTAAATCGTTTTCAGTTATATATTGATAAGCTCCTTTGTTATAAACTGGAGCAATCTGTTTTTTACGCTTTTCCGCTAACTCGTTGGCTGCGGCTTCACCACAACCTAAACAAGTCATATAGCCAAGGCTTCTTCGTCCTTGGCTAATAGGTTCGTCACATAGAGTACAGTCGGTCATGGTGAACCGCTCTCAAGTTTCTTTATAAACCATCTGAACTCAGCGTCTGTTAGTTCTTCTCGAACTACTTTCAACACAGCGTTAATCTTATCGAAGTCAATCTTCGGATAAGGGTCAGCAGCCATCACTCCTGCAACTAAAATAGCATCTGCTATTTCTGATGGGTGGTTATCATCACTCATGCTTCTTTCCTCGTAAATAATGGTTTAGCGGCAACAAACTCGGTGTTCTCAATACCGTATTTCAATACGGTGCTAACAATCAAGTTCTGCTGGAATGCACACGCCATATGCATCAGTACAGCCTCTTCAGGTATATGCTTATCGATGTAAGCGTTCAACTCCTCTGAACTCTCTGGAGTCCAGAATAAATTCGACTCGTGAATCGAAAGTGGTTTAGTTTTATCACTCATAGTAAATCTCCTTAGTTATTTTTTACTTATAAATAGTATAAAGCCGAGTATAGCGAATAAAAGCAGCCTTGCACTACCACCAGCACAGCATTACCGCACCACGCTCACTCGCACAACGTAATAACAATTCCAAGTCTTGGACTTCTTGATAAGTATATTCATACGGTGAAGCATGATGTGTTTGATAAATAATCGTTTCAGGTGATAGAGTAGCTTTACCATCGTCAATCAGTAGATCTTGTTCTTTAGCATCTGATTCGACTGCATGTAATAGATCAGCTAGAGCTTGAGCTTGTTCTTTTAACCATTCAGGTAAAACTCCAAAACTATCTTCAGGCATATGCCATATACCGTCATCTCCCATCAACTCATCCATTAAAGGCTCGTACCATTTACCTCGGAACGATCCGTCGGCACCGTGACCACTCATCATCCCACCGCATAAATTAATATCTTTTATACGTGGGTCATCTTCAGCTGTGAAAGGCTTCTCACGGTCATTACTGTGAACAATATAACAATCTAATCCCATAATTATTCCTCCGTTGGATCCCAGTTTTCGTTATCAAATATTTCAGTATTTAATGCTTTAGGGCTCATCTCACCATTAGCAATTAATTTAATAATCTCGACATAATCGATATTTTCGGTTTCTACCCAAAATTTGACCTGTTCTTCGCTTAGTTGTGGTACAAATCTCATCTTATTGATATAGGTGTAAAGTACTCATCATCGTAATCCCACTCGACATCTAAAGTATCGGGAATACCTTCAACATAACCATCATGTTCATACCAATCAGACCAAGTTTTAAATTTTAAGTCTTCAGTATCTTTACTGCCATCGTATGGGTTATCATCCCAACCGTTATCCCAGTGATGTTTTACTTCGTCCCAATTTTTGAAATGTTGCACAGGAAAAGAACCTGCAATACTTAGTGCATGGTCTTCGGGAGACTCACCACTAGACCAAGCGTCTAATAAATCAGCTCGATCGTAACCATCATGTATCCATGGCACAAATAAATGATAATAAATAATTAATTTTTCTTGTTTCATCAGTGCATCTCCTTCTCATCGGGAATCGGTATAAATTGCATAAAAGGTTCTTCGACATGATCCTCAGGCATCCACTCGATCGTATCAGCATTATAATTACCGCTAATAGTCGCACCCTCATCATCATAACCAACAATAATGGCACGACCTGCTAACGGCTGATGGAACTCTGATAGTTTGAAATATCGATTATTGTTTTTTAATAAACCTTCATCGTCAACTATGACCATCGTATCGTCACTTAATGTAACAACGTCGAGGGGTCCATCAAGTTGCATATGTTTTTTAGCGTCGGCAAAGGTAGAGTCTTCTGACAACTCTACCTCGGTAACAATTTGCTCGAACGGGTCGATAAGTAGTCCGTGTATCATCTTGCCCACACTGATAAACTACCGTCGTCTAACTCGGCACTGAAATCCATATTTTGAATAGCACCTTTGGCGATATCTTCGATACCTTCTTCAGTGTACTCACGAGCTTCTATATTATCGATACGAGCAGTTAGCTCGGATAATGTGTTAAGTACTTTTTGCTCGGCTTCTTTCGATAAATCAGCAGGATCGATTACTCGAGGCTGTAAATCATCTAAAACATCGGTAATACGATGTAATGAAGTCAGTAAGTCTGAATTAAATTCGCTGACTGTAGCATGTTCTAATAAACTGACATTGTTTTTAAGGTCAGCCACCTGTTGTTGGATTTTTTCAATATCCATATCTTTCTCCTTTCTAGTTAATGTTATTAAACCATTTAATAACTAATACAAGTATGCCTAAGAGTACCGCGAAGTAAAGCAGTACTAGAAGGCAAGAAACCTAGAGGTCTTCTTGTTTCTTCCATAAACCGTTTTCTAATCGACCTGTACGACCAGATATCTCATCGTAAGCGGCTTGCATGCACTCCTCGAGCGTTAAACCTTTTTGTTCGGCTAAAACGATCAAACAAACAACACAATCCCCTATCCCGTCTTTCAATCCAGGTGCATCATCGTAGGCGAGTGCTCGAGCTGTCTCACCGACTTCTTCTACAAGTTTCAACATCTGTTTTTCAGGTTGTATATCTTGTCCGTAAATTAGTCCGCGTACCTCCGCCCAATCAACGATATCATTAATTACTTTCATTATTACTCCAAATTTTAGGTGGTTCGGTAGGTGGTAAAGTTAAATCAAAAGCTATTTGTTTTTTATCGATCATCCTGCGTAAAGCTTCATGAACGTGAAACATCTCGATTCGACCGTTTTCGCCCTCAGGAAGCTTAAATGCTATTTTAATGGTAGCAATCGGATAATCTTGTGATTCGTCCGTATGTGAGATCCTATAGCCTACAGCACCCATCATATTAAAATCACTCATTTTCATTCTTCTTAATTTCATAACCCAAACAGTCGTTGTCCATTAATTCCTTTAGGTAATTGTAAACATCTTCATTTGTTGGATTATCGTTAAATTCTAATTCTATAATTACTCTATTCATCTTTGCCACTCAAATCTGTTGTAACCACGCGACCGCTTTTATATTTAAGTTCGCGATAATGGGTTGTTGGACTTTTTTGATAATAATATGAAAGTAATTTGTTATTATCTTCCTCTTGTGCAAGTTTTTTGCGTTGTTGCTCAACGACTGCCTTATGTTGTGTCATAAGTCCTCCTTATAATCGAAACCTTCTAACATAGCATCGGTTATTTTTTCATAATCGATAACGTCATCGGCTTCTAATGTATCAAATAATAATGCTATACCCCTTTCGACTCTATTACGATCCATACGTGCTAAATATTCTTCAGACGTTTGATCAGCTATATAAGGCTCTAAAGCAATAGCGATCGTCGCAACAGCTCGTTCTATAGGGTTTAAATCAAACTTGGGTTTAGCTTTTCGTGGCATCTTCACCTT